ATTATCACCGCTAATAATTGTTATTCTATTGGAAATATTGGAGCATATTGCGGTGGAATCATTGGTTCATCAGCTGGTTATTCATCACTGATAAAAATTAGCGCTACAAATTGTTATACTATAGGAATTATAACAACTAATAATAATGGTGATGGTATTTATGCTAATGATAAATCAAATTATTGTGTTCATAATAATTGTATATATGTTGGCGGATCTTCTACTAATTTTAATCCAAATATAACAACCCAAATCGCAAATATTTGGTCTGACACTAATGCAAAATTAACAATTAATCATTATTTATCGCCAACTCTTAATAATTGGACTAATACTTCTTCAAATACACATTGGTTATTATCTGGATTTAAATATGTAATATTAATATATGATGGAAATAGTAATACAAGTGGTTCTAATATTGATAAATTATCTCCATATCCATCTAATTCTGTTATAACTACTTTAGCAAATACTTTTGTAAAAAAGGGTTATACATTTTTAAATTGGAATAAAAATGCAAATGGTAGTGGAACTAGTTATAGTCCAAATTCATCTTTAATTATATCTGAAAATACAACTTTATATGCAATATGGACTCCTAATACATATACATTATCATATAATTCAAATGGAGGGAGTGGTATAATATCTGATCAAATATACACTACTGATGGATCATATATAATAATTAATAATTCAACTGGATTTTTAAAAACTGGTTATACACTTTTAAATTGGAATACAATTGCAAATGGTAGTGGTACTAGTTATAGTCCAAAATCATCATTAACTATATCTCAAAATACAATTTTATATGCAATATGGACTCTTAATACATATACATTATCATATAATTCAAATGGAGAAATAATAATTACTTTAAATCAAACATACAATGTCAATGGATTAACAGCAAGTGATTTGAAAACTGCCGGATTAACTGCTATTGAATTAAAAACAGCAGGAGTAACTGCAACTGAATTAAAAATTGCTGGATTTACTGCAAATGAATTAAAAATAATTGGATTTACTACAACTGAATTAAAAAATGCAACATATACAATTAGACAATTAAAAGGTTCTGGTTTTAATGTTAAACAATTATTAGCAGCACCATATACTAAATCAGAAATTTTAAATGCAACTATTAAAATAATTAATACTAATACTAATTTATGTTTATGGTTGGATGCTAATGATCCAGAAGCTTATGGTATTAAACAATTAACAAATGTATTATTAGATAAATGGGCAGATAAATCATCATATAAAAATCACGCAATCGCTTTATCAAACATAGATTATACAACAGGTATTCAATTTAACACAACAGGTTTTAATACTTTATATCCAACATTTTCTTTTACAGCAGCTGATCGTAAACGTTTCGCAGCTCCACTTGCTGGTGGATCACAAATTACAGGTACATCTACTCGTGTATTTGTTGTGGGATATCTTAATCAAACAAGTGAAAAATATGGAGGTTTTATAGGATTTTCTAATAAATATAAAGAAAATGATTATAATAATGTATCAAACTGGGTTTTTGAACGTCAATCAAATACAGGTATGGGTGCTTGTAGAAATAATATATATACTGCAAATAATCCATCATCATATAATATTCCATTAATTTGGGAATCTTGGTTTGATGGAACTAAACAAAACTCTACATTTTTAAATGGTAATTCTACAACAATAATTAGTACAAATAGTACTGGTAATTTTAATTTGAATCATTATACAGTAGGTTCTAGTACTAATCCTGATAATATTGATGGATTTTTTTCAGGTAATATTTCAGAAATTTTAGTATATAATTCTACATTAACTAGTACCCAAGTAGATGAAATAGAAGGATATCTTGCATGGAAATGGGGATTATCTGCAACATTACCTGATTCACATACTTTTAAAAACGGTAGTGCTTTAGATTTTCCAATATATGAATTAAAAGCAGCTGGATTTACCGATAATGAATTGTTATCAGCTGGTTATTCTGTTAAAGATATTTATTTTAATGATATCACTTCAGTTAATAATTCAATAAATACTTTACAAACAAAAATTACATTAGAAGTTGATAGAGCAACTAGCGTAGAAAATGAATTAAAGACATTAATAAATACTTTAAGTGTTATCCCAAAAGTTTTGTTACAAAAAATACGCAAATAATTTCTTTATAAGTCTTTATTGATGAAGCCAAAAATATAATGCTTTTTGAGATCAATATTTAATTAAAATATCTAAATATCATAATATATGTATAAAAATAACACCTTCGCTGAACTTGGTTTAAAAAAAGTTTTATTAGTAGGTATCAATTATATTGAAGATCCAAATAATAGATTAAATGGTTGTATTAATGATGTTAATAATATGAAATTTCAATTAAATAAGTACTATCCCAAATGCCTACAATTTAGAGTTTTAACTGATGACTCTATTAGTATTCTTAATAAACCAACTAGAAAAAATATTATTGATGGAATTAATTGGTTAGTTTCAGATTTAAAATCTGGTGAAAATGTATATTTTCATTATAGTGGTCATGGTGGTTTAACAGCAGATAAAAATGGTGATGAATCATCTGGTTTTGATAGTTGTATATATCCTATTTGCAAAAATAATATTGAAATGATTCTAGATGATGAATTAAAAACTCTTTTGGCAAATAAAATACCCAAAGGCTGTAAATGTTTTGCTGTCCTAGATTGTTGTCATAGTGGTTCGGGATTAGATCTTAGATATAATTTACAATGTCCTATTTATGGGTCAATCACCATTTCACAGAATGATAATGAAAATAAAACGGATGGTTCTGTTATATTATTAAGTGGTTGTATGGATACTCAAACATCTGCAGATACTGTTAATTTCAAAGGACAACCATCTGGTGCATTATCAAATGCTCTAATTGATGTATGGAATACATATGGAACAAACATTAAATTAAAACATTTATTATGGAATTTACGTAAATTGTTAAAAGAAAGAGGTTATGAACAAATTCCTCAATTAAGTTGTGGTAATAATTTAAATATTGATAGTATTTTTAGTTTAGACTCAAATGTTAAAAGTTTGGATATCAATGGTTCTGAAAACCAAGGAACAGATGGCAAAGGATTAGATATAGTTTAAAAAATTGATTTTTGTTTTTCCTTGTATAAATTCTTAATATCATTATACATTAAGAATTTATGCCAAATCATATTACTAATATTTTACATATTGAAGGCCCACGATCAGATATTGATCAAATTATTGGTCAGAATGATGATCCTGAATTTTTTAGTTTTAAATATGTTGTTCCACATCCACCTGAAGCAAATGAAGATGATGATAGTAGCTGGGATTGGTATAATTGGCATATTAATAACTGGGGAACAAAATGGGACGCATACGAAACGGCATTTATATCAAATGATACATCGGAACCATATGCTGAAATAAATTTTCAAACAGCTTGGTCACCTCCAGCAGCTTGGTTAGCTTCAGCAGTAGAAAAATTCCCAAATCTTGGATTTAAGTTATATTGGTTAGATGAGGATTATCCTAGTTCTGGTCAAATACTTGGATCGAATGGTATAATCACAAAAGATGAATATTACGGTAATGATAGAGATGCTGCTCTTGAATTTGTAAAGGAATATTTTACGGATATATATGAGATGTTTAATAAAGAATATAGATTAGATTATTTAATTGAAGAAATCAATGAAGTTATCCATGAATCTTATCCAAATGTACATATTGATATTATTTCAGAAAAACATGATGAAAATACTGATCAAAATGAGCCAATTCAATTTAAAGTTACATATACTGATGTTGAGAATGGTCCGGATGTATTTTTAAATTTAGAAAAAAATCTCAAAAAAGAAATCATGAAACATACCAAGAAAATAATTTTAGAACATGGTTATAATACAAATATTAGGGGTCAACTTTTAGATGTTAAGTAAACTAAATAAATTTATTTTAAGTAAGTATTTAAGCTTGGGCCATGGCAATACCTATACCAGATTGTATACAAGCATCGATTAAAGCTTGTTGATTTGTTTGTGGAGCCTCGCCTCCTTTTGGATCATTAATATAAGTGATCAAGGCTGGGACTATTGCACCATATGCAGATAACAAGGGAACAACTAAACGATCTAATACTTCAAAAACCATCTTTTTAGCAATAGAAGCGGCACCACCAGCTACAAACATTAGAACACCAATCAAAGCTAATACACAATTGATCACGCTGAATACTAAAGCAAATAGATTATCATTGGATTTGTCTGCTTTGAATGCAATGGATGATTCGGTTAAATCTTTTACTGCAAAAGCTAAACCTCCTAAACCAGTTGGATCAAATGCTGCCAAATATGCACTTACTTCTTCTAAATATGCACTAATTTCGGTCCATGGAGCATTATCCATTGCGGTTTTAAATTCATTACCAAATTTACTAGCAAATTTAGTCATATCTTTGGATACCAATGTTATGCCTGATTTTAACTTTTTAAGTTCATCAGAGTTTGCTACTATATTAACAAGATCAGTAGTTATTTTTTGAGCTGAATTTTCTACTACTGAAGCATATTTTGCAACATTAGATTCTAAAACAGAAATTTCTTTATTAGCATATGAATTAATTTTAGCACCTACTGATTTTAAGAAATTTCCAACTTTATCAGTTGATGCTGATTTAAAATATGGAGAACTTTGTAATGCACTACCAAGTGCTGCTGCAAATTCTGGACTAGAAAAATCTAATTTTTGTAATTCACTCATTGTTCCATATGAGTTTGATAATGTTGAAGCTAAACCATTTGCAAATGCCTTATATCCTTCTGCAATGCCTTCTTTTGTGATAGTTGACGCAATTTTTAAAGACTCTTTTGTGCATATTAAATTATCACCTGTACCACTGTCTGTATATGTTGATACAATATATACATCTATACCAGCATTTGTTAAATTAAAAATAAGATCATCTTCAGTTTTACCAGGATTATTTGAAAGATATAGCGCTAAATCACAAGTTTGTGGAAATTGAGTTGATAAAGATAAAGGTGTTTTACCATTTGCAATAGTATTTGCAATATTAAAATAAAAATTAGATATATCTATACCAGTTATATTATTTCCAGGATTAGGATTTGGTTTAAATATCACATGTTTGTACATGGTTGTATTCTTATTTACATCTGAAGGAACCCAATCGATACTTGTTAAATCTCTTAATTTACTAATGGACAAATAACGTAAGAAATCATTAATTTGTTGAAGCGTAAATCCTCTTGATAATAATGTATAATGTAAATTTGTAAAATCTCTATAAGATATTTCATTTTGTGCAATTAAATTAATTATTAGACTGGATGAATATCTTAAGTTTAATAATGCAACAATTGATGTATAATTAAAGCCTGTTGCTTTAAATCCCGAAACTGTTGTGGAATTTGTCATATTAAACATTCCTGACGTTAGACCTGCTTTAAATAAACTAACAACTTGTTCAGAAGTTAATATTTGCACAAATGTTGATGTATTATAATCATATGGTCGAGTTATATATTCTAATTGTGAAGATGATAAATTTGAAGTAATTAAATATAGTGGTTTAAAACCATTTGTAATTAAATTAGTTATTTGAGCATATGATAAATTAGCATTGACCATTAAAATTATTTGATCATAATTAAATGTATATGTGGTTAATAGATTATTAATTTCTGTAGTAGTATATTTATTATTTACTATTATTATATTATGTGCATAATTAATAGTTTGATCATTCGTATGTGTTGACAAATAATTAGTAATCTGTGTATATGATAAATTAGCCTTGAAAAATAATATTACTTGATCTACTGTGAATGTTTTTGTTATTAATAAGTTAATTAGTTCATCTCTTGTAAATTTTTTATTATTAATTAGATCAATTATTTGAATATATGTTACATTTTTTGCTGCTAGATTATTAATGTTATCTTTTGTAAATGATCGTTTATCCAATAAATCTATAATATTTGTATATGAATAATTATTATTTGCTAAAGTAACTAATTGACTTTTGATAAAAAGTCTTGTTTTCAATAAGTCATTTATTTGATCATATGTATAATTATAACTTGCTACTATAATTAATTGATCTTTAGTTATACCATATGTTGCTGATAATAATGTATTTACTTGATCAAATGTTAATTTTGCATTAATTATATATATTATTTGATTACTTGTAAAATTTTTGGATAATAAATCTGTGATTTGGGAAGATTTCCAATTAGCATCTGCAATTGCAATTATTTGATCATTAGTAAATTTACTAATTAATGAAACTAGTTCAGTTGAAACATATCCTTTATTATATAATTTAATTAATTGATTATATGAAAATTTAGCAACTGCCATTATCGCTATTTGTGATGATTCAAAATTGTATGTATTTAATAAATTACATATTTGAATATATGAATAATTAGCCGATACCATATTTACAACTTGTGAATAAGTAAACCCTTTTGTATTTAATAGATCACATATATTATTATATGAATAATTTCCAAGTATCATTTTTAATATTTGATTATAAGTAAAACCCTTGCTTATGAAATCTCTTAATTGAGTCGAACTAAATTTTAAAATTTGTTCATAGGTAAACTCGGCTGATACTAAATTATATATTTGATCACAACTATAGTTATTGGTATATGCTAAAGAATATTTTTGATCAGTTGTAAAATTTATTAAATTAACAATAATCATTAAAGTTACTACTGTATAGCCTTTTGATAATATAGCATTTATTTGTGTTGGTGTTAAATTTATTTTTACCATTTTTATTATATTTCCAAATCTAAATCCTGAATTTAATAAATTAGTAATATCATTATACAAATAATTAGTATTTGATAAAATATTATTTATCATTGAATATATTTGATCATATGTTAAATCATTATTTACTAATATCATTATTTGATCTACATTATAACCTTTTAACATTAAATTATTGATTTGATTATAATTAAATCCTTTTGTTGTTAATAAGTAAGTAATATTCAAATATGTAAAATTAGCATTAGCTAATGTAATTATCTGATCCTTATTAAGTCCAGCGGTAACTAAATTAGTTATTTGAGCTTGATTATATTTTAATAATAACTTGGTGATTTCATCTTGATAAAATCCAGCATTAATTATAAAAGGTTGTTGTAATGATGTAAAATTTTTAGTTGTTAAAAAAGCATTATTTACCAATTGAGAAGTTGTACCAAAAACAATATCTACTTTTAAATTAGCAATTTTAGACTTGTCAAAATAAGTATCCAATAAATCTATATTCAAATGTTCTAATACCCAATCGGAATTAGGAACATTACCTGTTAAATCATTAGAATAAGCATAGATAAAATCCGTTCCTAATTCCAATATCTTTACCATATGTGCATATGGTTCTGACTCTAAATTACAACTTATCAAATCAAATCTATTAGTTTTTGACTTATCAACATAAGGTGATATACTATTAATAATATCAATCAGTGACTGATATTGTTTGACATTATGATTATCATTTAATACTATTTCATAATCTGAACATAGTTTTAAATTTTGATTATTATTATCGAATAACCAACCTACCAAACTAAGTTGATCAGATTCAATTCCATATAAACATTCGGCTAATTTTGATTTAAACATATTTAATGACCATGTTGACTTATATACAAATACTCTAATATTTGGTTTGACACATTTGATGAGTTCATCAATTTTTCTAATAGAGCCAGATACTAATAATAGACCTGCAGGATTTGAAAGATTGTCAAAATCAATGAGTGCATTTTTAAACTCGACAATTAAATTTCCCAACGTAATATGTTGCTGTTCAATTTGATTGACTAAATCAAGAAATTTATTTTTCATTATTATATAAAATATAATATTAAATAAATTATTACAGCTATTGAAAATATTATCCATTTATAATTTTTTGTTTTTTTATAAAAACAAAAAATTATATCAAGTTGTTAAGAAAAAATCATAAGATCATATAGATTAATTAGACTAATCAATCTATTATACTTAATTTAGTATAGAATCTAATGTAGTTCCATTATTTAATGCTAAAGCTATTTTTTCATAAGTCATACCACTCAATTTCATAATATCTTCTACTTTCTTATCTATTATAAGAGATTCATTTAATGAATTATCTCCAAGTATAGATGCATTTTTTTCTAAACCAGCATTCATTAATTGAACTAATGTATGAATCGAACATATAATATTCTTATTTTTTAATAGGGTTGTTAAATATTTATAATTTTCATATGTAATAGTATTTTCACTAATTGTATTTGATAAACCATTATTCATTAAAATTATAATTGTAGGTACTTGACTAGGTTTATGATAACCTAATTGTATTAATTGTTGATATTGTGCATATGTAATTGTATTATTACTAATGGCATTTGATAATTTCGTATTTGATAACTTAGTCCAGTTTAATATAGTCGTTAAACTATAACCATTTACTAACATGTATGTCAATTGTTCTGCAGTAAGTGTATCAGATATTATAATGTTGGCAATATTTTTAAATATAGTACCTGGATAATTATCAGGTAAAATTTCTGATAATACATTTAATTGTGCATTAAATCCACAATCAATCATAGTTGTAATTTGAGGATTTGATAAACCAGCTGCTAATAGTTCATTCTTTATGGCGTTTTCTGTTTTTTGTGCATAAGTAAGTCTTGGGTTTGTTTTTATAATATATCTACGTTTTATTAAAATAGATACTATTTGGTCATTATTTAAATCAGCAGCAGATAGTTCATCATTTATTTCTCTTTCCGTTTTTTGTAAAAAAGGTAAGATAACATCAGTAGGTGCTTTAACAGGTAAGTTTGCATCAGTAGGTGCTTTAACAGGTAAGTTTGCATCAGTAAGTACTTTAACAGGTAAGTTACCTAAGACAATTTCTACTTTTAGATCCTTGACCAAATCTCTCTCAAAATAAGTTTCTAATAAATCAATATTACCTTTTAAATCAATATTACCTTTTTCTAAAAACCAATCGGAATTAGGAACATTACCTGTTAAATCATCAGAATAAGCAAATTTAAAATCTGTTGCAATTTCTAACAGTTTTATCATATGTGCATATGGTTCTGATGCCAAATCACAACTAATCAAATCAAATCTATTAGTTTGAGATTTATTAACACCAGATAACATCAAGTTAATAATGTTAATTAGTGGTTGGTATTGTTTAACATTATGATAATCTTTTAAGACTATTTCATAATCTGAACTTAGTTTTAGATTTTGATTATTATTATCAAATAACCAACCTACCAAACTAAGTTGATCAGATTCAATTCCATACAAACATTCTGATAACTTTGATTTGAACAATTCAAATGAAGATTTAGGATCATATTTAAATACTCTAATATTTGGTTTGACACACTTAATGAGTTCATTAATGTTTGGAATAGAACCAGATACTAATAATAGACCTGCAGGATTTGAAAGATTGTCAAAATCAATGAGTGCATTTTTCAACTCAATAATTGAATTTCCCAACATAAATTGTTTCTGTTCAATTTGATTGACTGATTGTTTGACTAAATCAAGAAATTTATTTTTCATTATTATAAAATAATTTTAGGTATTTATAAATATAACTACTAATAATATAAGCCATCAATTAGCCCCCATTTAAAATATCAATTTTACCCATTAAAAATATCTATCAGCCTATAAAAAATTGATATTTTTTTCTCTTATTTCAATTTAAAATATTAATGTTATAACTATATATAAATATGTATAAAACTTTTTTATTACTAGGTACTCTTTTGTTTGGCGTAAGTTCTAGTCTATTAAGAGGTACGACTGAGCAAATTTCAACTGAAGCTTTTTTAACTAATTGTGACGAATGGAGTCAATTTACTAATTTTCAAACAAGATTTGGTAAAACATACAATAGTTTCGAAGAGATGCAAGATCGTTTTGCAATCTTTCGTTCTAATTTGAAAGAAATCATTAATCACAATTTAAATAATACACATACTTATACACTGGGAATCAATCAGTTTACTGATTTAACTGCTGAAGAATTTAAAGATACATATATAAATGGTTTATCATCTGAATATTCTCAAGATATGAAACTTTTTGGTTCTACTACTAAATGTGGATCTTTTTCTGGAAGTGATGGGTCATCGCCTTCATCTATTGATTGGAGACAAAAGAATGCGGTTAGTGATGTTAAAAATCAAGGTCAATGTGGGAGTTGTTGGAGTTTTTCTGCTTCTGGTGCTATGGAAGGTGCATGGGCAATTAGACATGGTAAACTTTATAATTTGTCTGAACAACAATTAGTTGATTGTGCCGGACTTGCATATGGTAGTATGGGTTGTAAGGGTGGACAAATGGATGGTGCTTTTAAATATGCTACTGATAAAGAAGGCATGTGTGATGAAGAATCATATCCTTATAAATCTGGTACAACTCTAAAATCTGGTAATTGTGAACCTTGTAAGCCTGTTGTTCAGGTGAATGGTTGTATGGATGTTTCACCTGATAATCAAAAGGTATTAAAAGATGCCGTTGCAAAAGGTCCAGTATCTGTTGCAATTGAAGCAGATACTAAAATTTTTCAATTATATTCTAGCGGTATTCTTACTTCTACTAGTTGTGGTACTAATCTAGATCATGGTGTATTAATTGTTGGATATGGAACAGAATCAGGTCAAGATTATTGGATCGTTAAGAATTCATGGTCAAATACATGGGGAGAAGAAGGTTATATTCGTATTGCAAGATCTGATAGTACTTCAGATCCTGGTATTTGTGGTATTGCAATGCAACCCTCGTTTCCAGTAGTTGTATAAGTAGTTTTATAAGCAAAAACTAAATTTGATTTAAAAATAATTCTGATATAAAATTATATTATAACTATTTTTATGGAAAGTTCTCCTTTGGTTCTGATGCCTAAACTTGTATTTGGAACAGTTCAAACAAATCTAAAATCTAATATTAAAAGAGCAATTGAATTAGGTTATACACATATTGATTGTGCAGATGGATATACTGGATCATATTCAAATAGACGTATTTATTTTGATATATTAAGAGTTGCATTCAAACTAATACCAAGAAGAAATTTATGGATAACATGGAAATCTGATATTATTACTATTGATAATATTAGATCTATTATTGAATTATTAGATTGTTCATATTTAGATTTATTTTTAATTCATCATTTTTGTGGTTCTGAAGCAGATTTTGAAGTTTTTAAACAAGCTGTTGAATTAAAATTAATTAGATACTATGGAGTGTCAAATTGTGAAAATATTGACACTATTACTGATCTTAAAACTAGACATAATATTTATGCTAATCAAATACAAGCAAGATCCCCCAATGGAATAGTTGATGGTCGTGATAGATATGATTTTTTTGATTTTGTTAAAAAATGCAATAATTTAGGTGTTGCAATTATGTTATTTTCATCTGTTAGTGGTTTCACAGGTATGTTAGGAAATACAGAAAACTATTCATTATTAGATAAGGCAAGTGAATTAATACCTTTGATAAATCCATATTATATGCATAAATATTTATTTAATTTACCAATTCCTATTCCAGACACAGAAATACAAACACTAACACTAACAAAATTATTAAGATATATTTTAAATTTACGATTTGATGATTATATTCCAAATGCACTAATTGTTAGTTCAGCTAGTTTACCTAATTCTGACTCAACTTCATTAAAAGAAAATATGGATAATTTTATAAAAATATCAAGAGGTGAATATCTTTTAACATATTCTAAATTTATTCAAATTGAGGATATTTTAGAACAAGAAAGACTTGCACATATGTAAAGTTTAAATAAAAATTTGAAAATTAATTTAATTTAAATATTGATAATATATAATTTAATATCAATATCGAATGGAAGTACATAATGAACAAATGGCAAGTGTTAGACACTTCTGGAAAACATCACAATCTGAATGTCTTAATATTAGAAGCATTGATGAAGTATTTAATATATATGCTAACTATCATTCAACATATGAAAATAATGCTGGGCAAAAATATAAGTTTCAGCCCCTTAATAAATATAAATTTAGGGCTTTTATTAGAAAAAATGGATATAACAATAGTACTATTAAAAATCTATCATAATGGATTAATATGATAGATTCATTAATTTATTATTAAGTAAATTTACTTAATAATAAATTTGAAAATTTATAAATCATATTAATCCATTATGATTTTGACTATGTGAGGAGATAATGATTGAACAACTATTCAAATCTAAGATGAACGCGATACTCTTTTTCGTTTTTCTCTCTTGTGCTCTGCTTAATGCGAGTGCGGGAACAACCTCTTGTGATAACTCAGAATGTCTGGCTGAGATTATCATTTCGTTCACTTACAATCCCTTTGACCATCCCAGGTCCAAGGAGCTTGTTGTGCACGTCGACTATGTATACGATGGCTTTGTTAAGTCATCGCGTACATATATGCCTGACACACCTAATAAGGTGTCAGACACTTACCAGAAGCCCAAGACCACCGAGTACTTCAAGCCAGTTGCCGATGTTGCCAAGCCATTCGTTGATTCTGTCAGACAGGTCGACTCAGGTACTGTGCAACAAACACTTGACGCTGCTAAGACTGCTGTGAAGGAAATCTCAAAGATCTGCACTCGATCCATGGACTGCACTGATCAGCACCTACTGACGGACACAATCAATTCTCTTTCAGAAGTTTCCAAGGTTGCTAAGGTGGCCAAGGGAACCAAGGATGTTGTTGACACTGTTGTGGCTACCAAGGATGCCGCACAAACGATTACTGACAATGTCAAGACTGTTGGTGGG